CACCCGGCCCGATCGAGTTATGCCGCACCCTGATCTGGTCGGCAACCTTGGCCTCACAAAATCGCGTCACCCAAAAGCCTTCACTAGTCATCGTCCCGAACTAACATCCAATCGGCAGCCGTTCGTGAGCCCTACCTTTCGTCGGGATCGGAAACGCCTCCGAGCGGTTGCCACCATAAACGCGCCAAGTGTGTCATGCTCTAGGGATGGGATTATTTGATCGCAAAGTAAGCAAGGCTGCTATTTCGCCGCCGCCGGCAAAAGCCGCAGCCGCAGGCGCGTTCAGTCCGGGCTACTCCAGCCAAAACGCTGGCGTCAATATGATCGGCCAGTATTACACCTACCAAGAAGGCGAAGCGCGTAATCGCGCCGTGCAAGTAGCCGCGATAAATAGGAGCCGCGATCTTATGGCATCCGTCATCGGTTGCATGCCGCTAAAAATGTATTCCGAAATGTGGAACGGCGATGAAATGGAAAAGGTTTACCTTGCTCCTCGATCATGGCTACGCCGACCAGATCCCGAAGTGCCATACAACTTTCTTATGTCGTGGACGTTTGACGACTTGTTTTTCTTTGGTCGCGCATTCTGGTACATCACTTCACGCACCGCCGACGGCTACCCAGCATCCTTTACACGTCTTCCAGCCGGTTCAATTACTACGACCGACATGGCTGGGCCTGTTTGGTTTGCGCCGTCTAAGCAAGTTTATTTTCAAGGCGGCGAAATTGATCCGACAAACTTGGTGCAGATACTTAGCCCAACGCAAGGACTAATTTATTCTGGAACGCAAGTAGTTGAGACTGCATTGAAGATCAACGACGCGCGCACACGCAACGCATCTTCCAGCATTCCAGCCGGCGTACTTAAACAAACTGGCGGCGAACCGCTAAGCGCACAAGAACTAGCAGATCTCGCCGCATCGTTTAACGCTGCACGCGCAACAAATCAAACGGCCGCGCTTAATGAATTCTTGTCCTACGAACCGACAACAATGAGTCCAGACAAAATGCTCCTCATTGAATCAGCAAACTACAGCGCCCTTGAAGCCGCTCGACTTTGCAATGTCCCACCGTATCTCGTAGGCGTATCAACCGGATCCTATTCCTACCAATCATCCCAGCAAGCCCGCGCCGACTTGTATATCTTCGGACTCAAAATGTACGCAGAAGCAATTGCCGCAGCGCTATCAATGGACTCAGTTCTTCCACGCGGAACCTACGTCGAGTTTGACGCAGAGTCCTATCTAGAAGAGAACTACATGGCCGACAAAGCCGACGAACCAACCATCCAAGAAAACACTCAAGAAGGATTAGCCAACCGATGATCAAACTAATTGCAGGAGACTTCACGCTTGACGCCGCCGCAGGCGACGCACCACGCCGAACGATCTCAGGAATCGCAGCACCCTACAACGTGGACGCCACCGTCTCCGACGGAACCACCGTTCGCATCTTGCCGGGTGCCCTCCCAACCGAAGGCAAAGCCCCACGACTCTTCATGTACCACGACGCATCCCAGCCCGTAGGCGTTGTCACGGAGCGCGTAGACACCCCAGAAGGCATGCTCTTTACCGCCAAGATCAGCGCCACTTCTCTCGGAAATGATGCGCTCATTATGGCCAGCGATGGCACTATTGACCAAGTGTCAGTCGGTATAAACCCCACCAAGTTCTCTTATTCGGACGATGGAACGATGGTCATCGAAGAAGCATCGTGGACGGAATTGTCACTAGTCCCAATCGGCGCATTTGGTGACGCAGCGCAGATCACAAAAGTCGCGGCCAGTATCCACCAGCCCGAAGAAGAAATAAGTAATAATGAAGAACAAGAACCTCAACAGGAGAACCCAATGTCTGAATCAGTAGAAACACCAGTAGTCGAAGCAACCATTCCAACCGCAGCAATTCCAGCGCAGCCAAAGCGCGAGTTTAAGTTGCCAAGCGCAGGCGACTTCATGGCCGCTTATCACATCGGCGGAGACACGTTCAAGAACATGAACAAAGCAGTCGCCGAATACAGCGCATCACAGCGCACAGCATTGCAGGCTGCCGCAGGCGACGTGCTTACCACCGACACCCCAGGCCTCTTGCCAGTACCCGTGTTGCTTCCATTGGTGCAGGATCTAAACTTCATCAGGCCTACCGTGGAAGCACTCGGCGCTCGCGCGTATCCAGACGGCGGAGCATCAAAGACTTTTATTCGTCCAACGATTACCACGCACACAAGCGTCGCTGCACAAGCAAACGAACTTGGCGCAGCATCCGCGACAACAATGGTGATTGCCTCGAATTCGGTCAGCAAGACCACCCTCGCCGGGCAAGTGACCCTCTCAATTCAGGACATCGACTTTACGTCAGGTCCAGCGATGCAACTAATCCTCAATGACTTGATGGGCGAGTACATGATCGCTTCCGACAACTTGGCAGCAGACAACTTGCTTGCAGCAGCAAACTCGTCGGGCGTGTGGGACGGAACTCCAGAAGACTTGTTGAAGTCCGTTTACGACGCAGCAAACGACGTGTCAGCAAACCGTAACTGGATGCCGACACACATGTTCGTCTCTGTTGACGTGTGGGCTCAACTCGGTCAACTTGTTGACTCCAGCAAGCGTCCGTTGTTCCCATTCATCGGAGCAGGCCTCACCGGCCAGAACGCACTTGGAGCATCAAGCGCAGGATCTTGGAACGGAACCCCAATGGGCTTGCAACTTGTAGTTGACAGCAACTTCGCTGCAAAGACCATGATCATCACCCGAGTTGGCCAAGGCCAAGGCGACGCATTTGAGTTCTACGAATCCATTCGTGGCTTGATGAGCGTTGAAGTGCCGTCAACTTTGGGACGCACAATGTCCTTCCACGGTTACGTCTCAACCTTTGCCGCAATTGGTGGAATGATCCGCAAGATCACTCAGGCCTAGTCGAGAGCGGAGCATCCGCTCATGGCTGTTTACAGCGTCACTAACAAATACCTCATAGACGACTTCGCCGTCCTTCAACTCCTCACCCCGACGGAGTTGGAGGTCGGACAGTCAATCATCGTTGCAGGCGTAGACGCCACGTTTAACGGCACCTTCACAATCCGCGCCCTTCCGCAATATCTGTACGAAGGCGTAGATTCCGAAGGCGACTTGCTCTACGACGTCAACGTACCAATCGCCAATCAAGTCCTATACGCAAAAACGGCCGCCGACGTAGAGCGAACCGCAGCGTCCGGAACCCTGACATCAACCCCGACATGCTCTTGGATCACGGCCACGGACATCGAGGACTGGTTAGGCATCGGAACCGCAACCGCAGCCGACGCCACGTTCCTCACCATTTGCGCCTCAAGTTCGTCGCAGTTCTGCTGGCGCCGAAGAATGGAAGCCGGCTATGTCGACTCCCTAACGAACGTCCCATCGCAAGACGTCAAACTTGGAACGATTATGTACGGCGGAGCGTTGTACCGTCAGCGCGGCTCTATGGATTCCTTTGCATCCTTTCAGTCAATGGGAACCGCACCCGTAACAGGACTCAACGGAATGATCCGCCAATTGTTAGGCATTGATCGTCCGCAGGTTGCCTAGTGCCAGTCCCTACCTACACCGATCTATTCAATGAGGGCTACGACGACCTAGTCGCCAAACTTCAAACCGTTGTCGGGCTCCAAGTTGTAAACGATCCACGCAACATCGTTCCGCCATGCGTCTTCGTCAACATTGACTCAATTGACGGCTACAACTACAACATCGCCAAACTCACTTTCACACTCCAGATCGTCACGCTCGGCCCTGGCAACCTAGACGCCCAAAAGTCCCTCCTCAATATGCTGGCTCAGGTATACGCGCTCAACATTGGCATCATTTCAGGCCGCCCCACAAACGTCGACATCGGCGGATCCGTCCTGCCGGCATACGAACTCATCGTCGCAACCGAAGTCCAAACGGCGTAATCCACACCTAGCGCCCGAATCTATGTCAAACTAAAACCACAACTCAAGGAGCAATCATGGCAACCTCAACTATCCTCTCAAATCCAACCGTCACATTGGGATCAACGGCACTCACCGGGTGGTGTACATCTGCCACATTGACTCGCACCGTGACGGCTCTAAATGACACAGTTTTTGGCGATACAGCAAACACGTTCACGGCTGGCCTTGAAGACAACGAATGCACGCTTACTCTTTTTCTTTCATACGCAGCCAGCGCCACTTACGCAACACTTGCACCATTAGTCGGCACAAAAACAACCGTCATAGTTAAGCCAACTTCGGCCGTCGACTCGGCAACAAACCCCGGCTTCACGTTGACAAACTGCTACCTTGAATCGTTGCCAGTCATCTCGGCTTCGCTCGGCGAATTGCAATCGATCGATATAACGCTAATGGGCGGCGTCTACTCAGCCGATATTACAAACCCATAATCACGGCCGTCCTCGGCCCGACACAAGGAGAACCATGAAAATCAAACTCAGCCTCACGCGCGGAGAAGTCAAAGAGCAATTATCCACAAACCTCTTCGTCATTGCCGAATGGGAACGCCTAGAGAATCGTCGAGTGTCAGACGGACGCGGAATCGGTGCATCCGATCTAGCGTGTTGGGTTCACACGTTGCTCGTCATTAAGGGCGAGAAGCTTCCAGCGACTTGGCGCGAATGGTTGAAGGATAATCCAGACGTCGAGATCGCAGCGGAGGACGCAACCGATCCAAACCCTACGGACGCGGCTACCGCCGGCAATTAGCCGAACTGGTAGTCGCGACGGGATG